CTGCTCCTCCTCCTGCCGCTGCTGCTCCTCCTCCAGCCGGTGCTGCTCCTCCTCCAGCCGGTGCTGCTCCTCCAGCCGGTGCTGCTCCTCCTGCCGGTGCTGCTCCTCCTGCCGGTGCTGCTCCTCCTGCCGGTGCTGCTCCTCCTCCAGCCGGTGCTGCTCCTCCTGCCGGTGCTGCTCCATCTGCCGGTGCTGCTCCTCCTGCCGGTGCTGCTCCATCTGCCGGATCATCCCATGAACCTTTTGCAGCTTTATATCCTGCCTTAGCATCACGCCAGGCTGCTCCAAGGCCGCCGACTACATGTCCAGCAGCCTTGCCTAAGAATGATCCTACGCCTTCATTTAATGATTGACGATGATATGAATTAATCAACTTAACAGCAAAGTTTTCATTTAATGTTTTTGCTTTTGCTAATCCAATATTTTTAACTGCAATGCTGTATCCAAGATTTAAAAGTTGTTTTTGATTTTTAATACCTCTTGGTAATCTGCTAGCAACACTTTCATAATATGGTGTTTTTGTTTTTGTTGCTACGAGTTGAGAAATTTTCATATAAGTTCCTATTATTTCTTAAGATATGCTAATACTTGTTGTTGATCTGGAGGCAATAATTTTAATATTTGATCAAGAATGTCTTTAATATTTACCGGTTCTGCATTCATTGTTGGTTCAACATTACCTACAGGTGCCGGTAGTGACATATCTGTGTATGCTTTAGAAATTACAGTAGGATCAACTCCTGCACTTTGTAATATTTTGGCGACTTCTTCACTGTCAGTTGGACTATCTGCTTTTGTCCAGGCTTTCTCTAATGTTCTAGCATCTACCTTGTTGCCCGTGATGCCAAATAATTCGTTTAATTGATTTCTGTTTAATGATTCTTTTACCGGTGCAGGTTTCTCTCCAGCGGCCTGTCCTGCTACTGCTCCGCCAATGGACGATGCTGCCTGCGTTAGGCCTTTGATCCACTGCAACAGGCTGTCGTTGTTAAATGCAAGGTCCTTAGCAGCACCTGCAATATCTTTCATTCGTGCTTTGTAATCTGCAGAATGGATCAATAGAGCAACATCTTGGAGTTGACTGAATGCTGAGCTATCACCATTCTGCATAGCATTCACAGCCGATTTAATTGCCATTGCAGCATCTTTATCAACAGTAACATTAAACCCTTGAGTCATCTCAGTATGTTCCATACCAAACGAACTCAACTTTCGTGTTGCCTTATAACTTATTTGTTCAAGTCCAGTATCACCGATCGGTATTACTTTTTCACGCAGACCTGCGGCCCATTTACCGATACCAGTCATTGCGGCTGCTGTTACTCCAGCTACAGCACCTGCTGTGGCACCACGACCAATTGCTGTGCTAGCTTTCTGACCCTGCAATAAACGGTCAGCAATGTTAACAATACCCACAGCAATTCCAGTTCCTGTGCCTACTGCTAACGCCCCTGCACCAATACCACCTGCAACTGCTACACCTAATGCGGCTGCTGCTGAACCTGCAATGCCTAATAAGAATTTGTGTAGCTTGGGATTTGCTTTTGCAAACTCACCATACTTGGCTAACTTTGCAGCTAGTTCAGGATTCTTTGCTGCAATACTTGCTTTAATTTCTTCAAACTTTTGATCAAATGCTTGAACAGGACCACTACTTTGTAGCATACCTCCAAACTTATTAAACCACACATCACTAATTTTATCCGCAGCACCCTTGACAGCATCACCTGCTTTGCCTAGCATACTTCTACCTGCACCTGTTTCTATGCTTTTAAATAGTTGTTGAATTTGATCAGGTTGTAATGCAACTTCACATAGTACAGGGTGAATATCCCTTTCCCAAGTACGAAAATATTGATCGCCTTGCCCTATACTTTCAAATATAGATTGCTTAGGAGAATTTTCTATTTGTCTTAACCTAGCAGATAATTGGTGCATGTCCATATGAATGTCCTGAATGTATTTGTTATTTATAAATGAACTGCGTTCATTTGCTCTTTCGCTTACACTCAGAGCATTTATTATCTTCGAAGAGGATATTTAATATTATTCAGATTGTTCAGTCACACTTTGCCCAGGTAGGGCAAAGAAACATTATTCGAGTTGAACATATCACTTAGTGTTACTGCATTACAGTGGCGGTTGGCCTGTACCACGAGCAGCGTCTTTATCCAGCGGCGGCTTATGTATATACACTAACATATACATAAACGTAGGGCATACTATCCCTTCATTTTGCTTATTCTTTATCTTCAAACATCTAAACCGCAAGCAATTATGCGATCTTCATCCTTTCGGGTAGTAGATGAGCACTCTTATCGGCAAGAGATTTCCCTCCCTGTGATCTTAGATCCAGGTATCCGGGCACCAGAAATTAGCAGGTGCGAGCTTTATACCGATTAAATTTTGTTTATAATGTGGGAGCCATGTCGATGTAACTTACCCGCAACCATTCCTTCTGGAATAACAGACTTTCGATAATTTCTAATACCGTCGTTACACCATTTTAGAGAGGACATTTTCTTAGACATCCGTTCTCGGTATCCTGGAATATTCCAATTAGCTGCTAGTTGGTTACATCTTTTTTTGTAATTTTCTGGAATTTCTAGATATTCTTTTGTTTTTTTACTTAAATGATGTGATTGTTTTTTTTGTGCTTCTGAATACTTCTTTTTAGTTTCGTCGGTGTATGTTCTGCCTTTGTTTGTGTTAGATAGTTTTTGTCTACTTTCAACAGACCATGGCATCGCACCACCATCTCCCATTTCGGGGACTATGTTAGCAAAATTTTTAGATTCTACAATATTCCATAAATTTGAATAGTATATCCCAGCTTCTTTGATTTCAGATGGATTAGTAGTCTCGAGCAAAATTTCAGTAGTTACATCATATCCGTGTTTTTTGATATGACGCCTCCAAACGGTGCCCGAACCTTGATATAAATGCGGATCGATAGAAATAGTCTTGCCGAGATATTTTAACCCAGTTTTGTTGTGGGTTTTTACATAGAGGTAAATAGGCATGCTGATAGTTCCTTCATAACTGTTAGAGTCAGTGGATGTTGACGCATCGCGACTGGCACTAATATTTATCAAATCTTGCCTTTTATATGAGACTGGTGTATCCTGCAACTTATCTGTCCATTATAATAATCATCTGATTCCAATACTTTTCTTTCAAACTGGGTTCTTGCTTCTATATAAGTACATTCACTTTTGCTTTTACAATAAAATAATATTTCTCTTGTAAAATTTTCCTGCCCGAGAGACTCAATATCTTTTTTAAGTTCATCTGAACTAGACCAATATGTTTGCCAGTCCGAATTAATTTTGCTTCGGATCTTCTTTTTCTTTTTGGTACCATTTTTTAATTGTACAGTCTTATAGGTTGTTTTTGCAAATTTTGCTAATTTTTTGCCAACATAGAGCCTACCAGAGGTGTTACATGAGATAAGATAAACAAACCCCACACAATCTTCAGGCAGTTCTGTAACTATTACACCTTTATGGTACCAAGTCATAGATTATGTTGTTACCTTGGCTTCCTTGCGGGCATTCTTCTCAGCAGTAATTTCATTTCGACGAGCTTTTACAGCTTTAGCTAGTTCGCCCAATGCCTTACGTGCGCGAGTACCTGCAGCAGCATTACCTGCTGTAAACTTTGCGTCCTCTACGAGAAATTCTTCCATTTGATCTTTAATTTGTTGTGTTGATGACATTTATCTTCCTTTAGGTGGTCTTCCACGTTTTTTTGGGATTGCTTTGATTCTAGCTTTTTCAGCTTTTTCCGCAGCTTTTACATTTATTAAATTCTCTCTGTAAACCTTTATCCCTTGTTTTTTCATTTGTGTTGAAATACTTTCAATTTGACGGATGTGTCTTCTGGTCATTTCTCCAGAATCTCTCCCCAAACTTTTAATAAACACCAGATGTGTATTGTGCAACTTAACTACTTCTGACATAAGTTGCGAATACATATCCTTATACTTAATTAGTTCTTCAGTCGACATAGTCTACATCGTTTGAATATGAAGTAAATCCGTTTTCTTTAACCACACGCAATACATTATTCACTCTGCCAATCAATTCATCCTTGTGCGATATCAAGTATATATTCTTATTTCGTTCTCTAGCCATTTTTTTCAAAACTGCTAATGCGCTTTCAACCCCTGCACTATCCATACCGGCATCTACTAATTCATCAATAAACAATAAATTAATGCCCTGATATAATCCTTCCCAAACATCACGAAACGCAAAGCTAATACTTAAAATTAATCGATTACGTTCACCCCTGCTAAGATTATCAAAATCTAAATCTTGTCCTAGTTGTGCGATCTCAACAGTTAGGTCATTTTGAAAAATAACAATGTGTGGTAGTCCGAGTTTATCGATATAATAGCTTAATCGTTTGTTCAAATAACTTAAATTTTGATCAATAATCTTTTTACGGATAAAACTATCTTTATTAGTTAATAACTTATACAAAAAATCTTGATGATCTTTAAGTTTAGTTAATGTATTGATAATATCCCAATTGATTTCTTGAATAGCAGTCTTTTTTAATTCTTCTATTTGTTCTTCATATGGATTTAATTCGTCAATTCTATTAGTTAAACTTTTTTCAAGACTATCTAAATTGTTTTTATGACCTAATGCCTCTGCCTCAGTTTCATAAAATGTCTGCGGACGTCTAGAAATCTCGCCTGTACCTATTTCATCTACAATCTTTTCTAAGTCTATTGATACTTTATCAAAGTATTTTGTTGCTTCGACCAAATGTTGCGTAGCATTATTGGTCATTTCTTCATGTTTATGATCATGAAGTTCTTGTTCACATGCGTGACATGTTTTGTTTGCTAGACTTCCTAATTCTCGTGTATACTTTGTTAGATTTTTTTCAGCCTGACCCACAGCAGATTGCAAAGTTGCCCGCTGTTTATTAAGATTTGTTATCTTTGTATTGTGTTCAAACCAAAGTTTAAGTTGGGCATGTGCTGATAATTCTGTTTCAATATCAACTGTTTCCAATCGCATCATAGCACGACCAATATTTTCTATATCCGAAGTCTTTTTATTTTCCCAGGCACTACTCTTAATACCTAAACTATCGATACTTTTTTGTACATTTTCGTTGGCACCTTTGATGCCTTCTATTTTATACTGTTCAACAGTGATCAATTCTTTATTTTCTTTTATTAATAATTTAAGTGCTTCGGCCTTTTCTGACAACAACGTAATGCCAAGTAGCTGTTCTATGATCTCACGTTGATCCGCCGCCTTCATAGACAGGAACGGCTCAGTGTATGTATTGAGTGCTACTAGATGTTTGAACATCGTATGCGACATTTCCAGCATACGTTCGATAGATTTTTGTGTTTCCCTACTATCACCCTGACTGTCATCTTCGGATTCTTCAGTCTTTAACTGAGTGTCATTAACGAATAGTTTTAATAAATTAGGTTTACGTCCCCGCTCGATTCGATATTTTGTATTATTTTTCTTAAATTCAACAGTAACTAACATAGCCTTACCGTTAGTTTTGTTAATTAAGTTTTCTCTTTTGATATTAGTCAAGGCTTGACCATACAATGCATACGATAATGCGTTAACAATGGTAGTTTTACCTGTTCCATTACGAGAACCGGTATCATCTCCGCCTAGATCAAGGTTAGATCCTAATACCAGTGTTAATGCTTGCTTGTCAAAGTCAACGGCTTGTGTTTGATTTCCCACTGACAGGAAATTTTTTACAGTTATATTTTGTAGGTGAAACATTATAGATTATTATAAATTTCTAATAAAGTTGATTTGTCAAACTGATCACTATCAATGTTTATTAGCTGCTCAGTGACAATTTGGTCAACACTTTCAAAGGTTGCATCTGGATTGTCCTCAATAGTGCCATCCATGTTGGTTTTATCTTGAATAAGACTAATCTCACGTATATCATAATCTCGGATAAAAGTTTCTTTAATGAAGTTTGCTTCTTCGTAACTAATATCAATGTCAAGATTTACTTTGATATGCATCTTTGATTTCATTATATTAGGAGCATCGTCAATTAGATCACTGAGTTTTACAGTTCTATACTTGGGACAGTTGGGCCAATCAATAAAATTAGGCTTTCCGCCCCAATCTAATGTCATCATACCACGTTTATCATCCCCTGTATCTGAGAAATTGTGTGGAAATGCATTACCAATATATATTATTCGATTACTAGTTTGACGTTTGTGGAAGTGACCGCTGAATATATAGTCGGGGCCGTTAAAATCTTCAGCATTCAGTTCTCCGTGATCAGGCATTTGTACCATAGCGTTCATAAAAAACTTAGGTAATTCAAAGTGACCAAAGATATATTTGCTTTTAATGTCCTTCATACCTTTCCATTCATCACCTATTAACCAAGGTACAAGTGTAACATCATCCCGGGTCCATATACTGTCTACAACAGTGACGCCTGGAATGTGCCGACCAAAAGCACTCGAATGAATGTCACGCTTGTCTTTGTAGAACAAATCATGGTTACCTGGGAACCAGTAGAACTGTTCAAATGCTGCACCTAGTTTTTCTAACAAACTCAATGAGGTATTGAGAGTGAACAAGTTAAGACTATTCCTATTGTGTGACCAATCTCCCATGAAGATGCAAGTTTCACACCTGGCTTTTTTAGCCTCATCAATAAACCAATCAACAAATTCTTCGCAATCTCTTAAATGGGTTGCAGAATTTGACTTTAGGCCAACATGTAAATCTGTAAATACTGCTACTTTCTTAAACAATGCCATTAAAATATTCCCCTAACAACGAGTTTAGCAGATAGAATGGCTAAAGTCAAAGGTCAGTTTCTTCGTTTTCTTCGGGATTTTCTTCTTCGCTTTTCGGCATACGGAAATTTTTGTATAGTTCTGCTTGCCGTGCGTTTTCTTCTGCGTACTCTTGCTGATTCTGTCTAGTTAAACTTGGAGTTAGCCCATGTGACTCTAACATATCGTCACGAATATTTTGATTCTTCTTTTCAATGTTCAATACACGAGTAAAACTATTAGTAACTGCGGCTGTGTAATAAGCAAATGGGTTTTCTGATTTTGATTCGTCAAATTGTAATCCAATTTGACTTAATTGTAATACTGCCTGTCCGCGCATTTCCTCCACATACGTATATCCACGCCAATTGGATCGTTGTGCATATCGTTCGCTTAATTTGATGTACATCTTTCCCAGATTTTCAGTAATGCGTCCATGATCCTTTGAAAACTTACCTTTTTCCACAGTACCTTTCCAATGACTTTTACCTACACATATTAATTCGTCTTCGTCATTAAATTTCCAATGTTGAAAAGGTGGAAAATTTACTTTATCATGACTATCTGCAGTTGTTTTAGTAGTCTTCTTTCTTCCTGGTGCTAATGGAATATGTTCATATGACATAATCCTAAATACTACACTAGTTTTGTCTACAGTTTTATAGTCCGGAATACATTCGCTTAGTTTAATTTTTTTATCGCCGCTTGCTCTTGCTAGGGCAAAACTTGCTATTCCTAATCGTTTTGCTTTATTACGTTTAGCATCTGCCACAGTTCGGATATTAATTTTATCTAAATTAGTCAAAATTATATCATGTTGACTGTATTCTGGTTTAGCAAATGATGAAAAAGAGCATTTGCTACGATGTATCTCTGCTAATAAATCTCGATTATTTAGGTATTTTACTTTTCTTCCTGTATGCGTTGGTACGGGTGGAATTATGCTTAATGTCATTATTTTTATTATCCTTATATTGACAACTATAACATGAAAACTGCTTTTGTCAATGGTTATTATGGTGTTTTATTTATTGGTTAAATATACTATATAAGGAATTATAGATTATGACAGATAAATTTGGAGAAAGAGAAGTTCAGGGGATTCCTGAAGGAGCAGAGCCGCCCACAGATCCTGTTACAAATATTTCTATCACAGACATCAATGGCAATACAGCCAGCGATGATCATAGAGTTAGGATCATGGTTCCGCCCAAATATCTTACCACATTACACAGTGGCCCAAATAACGAATTAAAAAATAATGGAGGGATAATATTCCCCTACACACCCACAGTGTCCTATGAAGCCAAAGCAGAATATGCTGAAATGAAACCTTTACATTCAAATTTTTCAACTAATTTTTATCAACGTAGTAATATTTCTCCTATATCAATCTCTGGCAAATTTTCTGTAGAAACTGCCACTGAAGCAAAAATTTATCTTGCAACTTCACATCTGTTAATATCTTTAACACGAATGCGCTTTGGCAAAGATTCAGACAGTGGTGCACCACCTCCAGTATGTAGATTATTTGCTAATGGTATAGGCATGTTATATAACATACCAGTGGCTATCACATCTTATCGAATTGAGATGCCGGATAATGTGGATTATTTTACAATAAATGATCCAACGTTTGGTAAAACTTCAGTACCTGTAGTGTCTACAATTGCAATTACCCTTATGCCTATGTATAGTAGAGCCGAAATGCAAGGATTTTCTGTTACAGGTTATAACGCAGGTGAATTTATGAGACAAGGATTTATTTAATGACTACCTATGCAAAGACCAGTCCCTATTATAATACATCAATAACAAATAATTATCTTGATGTTATTAATTTTAGAGATATACCCAATCAAACTGATGATCTTCTATTTCAGTTAACTGCAACCTACGAGCATCGCCCTGATTTATTAGCCTACGACTTATATAAAGATGCTAAATTATGGTGGGTTTTTGCAGTAAGAAATAAATCTATTATTAAAGATCCGGTATTTGACTTAGTAGCAGGAGTTAAACTCTATCTTCCTAAAGCATCAACATTAAAACAAGTATTAGGTTAATATGAATGAACGTCAAATGGATAAGGTAATTCGAGAGAATTACCCCTTTACTGATTCTTCTAAAGGAGAACGTGATGCGAGTAAAGTTGCAGTAGATCAACTTGGCGAGCCTAATGTTTTAAATTCTTATAGATCAATAACTTATAATTTTACCCTAGCTGGATTAAAAAAAGGATATTTGTCTGATCCTAAAAAATATAGAGAAAGTGAATTAGAATTAGTTATTTTAAAATCTGGAGGCAAGGGCAATTCAAAAATGACAGCCACTACCGCAGGCGGAATTAACTCAGCACCCCAAAGTGGCGGCAGGGGAACGCCGGGATTTGTTGATCCTAGGAGATTGGATATATCAGAAAATGAAAAAAAACAACCATTAAGAAATTATGGAAATGAAATGGTTGAAGGATTTAATGCTGAAAGTCCAGGACGATTTGACATGTTCATTGAAGACATAAGCATAGATACTTTAATGGCATTTACCGCAGGCGGTGGCACCACATTACCCACACAGATTAAGTTTGAAGTAATTGAGCCATATAGTATTAACGGTTTTATTGAAGCATTACACGTTGCAGCAATATCTGCAGGATATGCATCATATCTACAAGCTAGCTTTGTGTTAAAAATGGATTTTTGGGGATATCCTGACCAAGGTGATTTTCCTGATCCTGTAAAGATTCCCAAAGCAACTAGATATTTTCCATTAGGGCTTACTGGAATTGAAGTTGACATAAGTGAAAAAGGTACAAGGTATAGATGTTCAGCAGTGCCGTTTAATGAAAGATCTTTTGGCGAACCAAACGTAGTTAAAAAACCTATACAGATGCATGGGAATACTGTTGGGGAAATTTTAGATACTTTTATGATGAATATGAACTTTCAAGTGTCTATTATAGAAGGCGAAGATGGCAAAGTTTCTACTACCGATAAGCATAACATATATAAAGTAAAATTTCCTTCTTGGGCAGACGGAAAAGGGTGGACGGGTGATACTCAAAATAAAATTGCAAGTTCAAAATTAGCAGAAATCTTAAAAGATAATATTTTATATAAAATGGTTGATCCTGCTACTGCTGAAAAAGCAACTGCATATCATGCACAGGGGTCAACTCAACCCAGCCCTAGCCAACAAGCTAAAGAACCCGAGGCTGTTAAATATACTCCAAACAAAACAGTAGTTCAATTTCCTGAAGGTGCAAATATACATGAAATAATTTCATCAGTTGTTCGTGACAGTGAATACTCAAGAGATATTTTACGCGATGTAAAAAAGAATATAGATCAATATGGTATGTTAGACTATTTTATGGTTAAAATAGAAACAGAAAATTTAGATATATATGACGAAAAAACTAAAAATCCTTATCAAACTTTTACATATGTAGTTACTCCGTATAAAGTTCATTATACCAAAATTCCAACATATGGACAATCACAAATTGATGCTGCTAATTTAAAAAAAATAAGTCTTCGTCAATACAATTATATCTATACAGGAAAAAATATAGATATAATAAATTTTAAATTAAATTTTAATACTTTGTTTTTTGAAGCGGTGCCTGCCGCCATGGGTAATAAAGATGTGCCGTCAGCTAAAACAGGTGCAGCACCCGACAATGGTGTTAATGTTAAACAAAATTCTATATCTCAAGAAACTGTAAAAAGTCAGCAGATGCCGACACCTCCTTCAAAAACAGAAATCACTCCTGTTCAACAAACTGGAGGAAATGCAGGACAACCTAAAACTGATGCATATTCTGAAATGTCTAAGAAGATGCATAGTGCTATAATAGATTCTAAAGCTAGTATGATCACCGGTGAGATAGAAATTTCAGGCGATCCATTTTATATAGCCACAGGTGGTGTAGGCAATTATGTATCAACCCCCGATTCTCGAGGAAAAACTACAGATGGTGAAGCTGATCATATATATGGTCAAATTTTAATCACTATAAATTTTCAAAATCCTATTGATATAAATCCTGATACAGGAATGATGAAATTTGATCCAAAACTTATTCCATTTAGTGGAGTATATTCTGTTCAAAAAGCATCAAGTACATTCAAGAATGGAGAGTTTAAACAACGTTTAGAGATTATACGCATACCAGGACAAATATTAGATTTAAATATTACTCCGACTGATCCTAATGATTTAAAAATAGTAAGTGTTGATCCTCAAAATTCAGTAATCCCTGATACTACTAGAGCAGAATCACCTAGTCAACGTATTGATTCATCAACAGTTATGGAACAATTAAGTAGAGGGTTGCCTAGTCCCGGCCTGCCAGACGAATTAAGTAATTTTACCAATGCAACCGGCGGATTTGGCGGTTTAAATACTGAAATGCTAGCGGAAACTCCTGGTGTAACTTTGCGGGCCGGTGATTTAGCGTCAGGTGCTCTTGATATAGGAAATCCACTACCAACTGATATTTTATCTAATATACGGTTAAACTCGGCAGGACTTGCTGATATTACACAAACTAATCTTGGATCAGGTGCCTCGCTAGCAGCCGCTTCAAATATTATTTTAGGAAATACTCCATCTCCATATTCGATAAACAAGTTAGCTAGTTTAATTAATTCTAATAATATTACAAATTCTCTTAAAATATCAAATATAGGATCTGGAATAGGAGAAGGAGCAGCACTTAAATTACCATCAGCAATAACAGACCCTACGGGATTGGATATTAAATTTGGGTCGACTATTAATCCAACAACATTAAATTCAAACGCAATTACTAATTTGATAGGGGCAAATAAAGAATTAGGAACATCGGCCATTGGGGTAGTAAATGGATTAAGTGGAAACGTTGGGTCGTTGGTCAGCGGTATAGGAAATAAAATTGCTGCATTTGGTGGGTCATTGTCTGACCCCAGTGCAATTGGTGCTCGAGTAGGATTAGATGTTTCTAAATTATCAGGACTGGGTTCGGGATTTCAAAGTAACGTCCTTGGACAAATAGGAAATATAGGAACAAATTTACCGGCTGGTGTTAATCTTAATCAATCTGCAGCAGCTGGGATAGTGTTGGATTATATTTCTCCTAACAACATGAAGAATATCCCACCAAGTCCTCCATATGCAACCGCTCCGGCAGTAGAAACTGATATGACATATGTTAACAAAGTTACTGCTAAAAGCGGGGCAATTGGACTGGCAAATTTATACGGTGTTAGTGATGTTAAAAATATATCAGGTAGTCTATTACCTCTTGATTTAGTTAATTCGGCACTAGCATCTGCGCCATCATATCAATTAAATTCTTTTTTAAAGTTAACTGGAAATTTTAATGCAATTGATGTAGCATCTGCTACTGATAAACTAGCAAGTGCTAAATCTCAACTGTCAGGACTGACTGGAAATATATCAATTCCTGATCAAGGGATATCTAATACAATAAGTTCAAAATTCGGAAGCGCCTCTAATGGGTCTAGTCCATTGGATAAATTAGTTAGTACAATAAAAAATAAATTATAACATGTCTATTGAAACAAGAAAACGAGCACCACTCCCATCTCCGGGCCCATTCTTA